GGCCTCTAAGCCAATGGGTGACTACCTGCTCGTTACGGCGGCGGTCCTCAAAGAGGTAAGCCTCGTAGAGAGTGCGGCCTTTTCAAGCGCATCCGTAACTGATATTGCAGCCGCTCGAGCAGCGCTTGAGGCAGCTACAAGTACAAAAGAAAAAACTACAACTATCTCTACGACAATCGTAGAGGTCGAAACAGAAACAGAAACCGAAAGCGAGGAAGCTGTGACTACAGCCCCAGAAAATACACCGGAGGAAACTCCGGTAGATGCACCGGCCGAGGCTGAAAAAGTCGAAGCCGCTCGTAAGATTATCCGTCCATCTGTACTGGACTCTCAAAGAGTGCGTACACCAATTACCTCAATGGGTGCTTATACAGAGCATAAGATTAAAGCAGCTCTCGGTAACGAGGACTCAAAGCTTTACGTAACAGCTGCCGATGACAGCTTTAGCACAAACCCTGCATTTTCACCTACACAGTACCTATCAGAGTTTCCAACTAATACACGTTTCGGTACACCTGCTATCGATGCTTGTAGCCGTGGCGTTTTGCCGGGTACTGGGATGACGATCAATGTGCCCTCACTCGTTACCTCAGCCGGAGGCGGTACAGGCGTAGCACCTGTTGTAACTGTTGAGCTTGAAGCCGGCGCTGTACAAAATACCGGTATGGAAACAGCTTATCTAACTGGCACCGTATCTAAGTACGCCGGTATGAATACGATCAGCGTAGAGCTTCTTGAGCGCTCAGATCCTAATTTCTACTCAGAGCTTACAAATCAGCTACAAAATGCTTACCTAAAAACACTAGATACAACAGTACTAGCGGCTCTTATTGCAGCTGGTCAGTACAGCTCAGGATGCGATGCAGACTCAGCCGGTATTATTGAGTTTGCCTCAGACTCAGCTCGTAAGGTTTACGAAGCTACAGGCTATTTTGCTAATAACTACATTGCTAACGGATCACAATGGCAGCTACTTATGGGTGCTACTGATACAACAGGGCGACCAATTTACTCAGCATCTCAGCCAATGAACGCAGGCGGTCTAGTGCAGCCGGGATCAATTCGCGGAAACGTACTAGGACTCGATTTGTATGTGGACAAGAATTTCACAGCTACTACAACTATTGACGACTCAGCTGTGATCCTTGCACCTGAGGCCTTTACTGTTTATCAATCACCTACCGCATATATGTCTGTAAATGTAGTCTCAAACCTACAAGTACAGGTAGCAATTTACGGCTACATGGCAACTATCGCCAAGATGCCTAAGGGTATTGTTAAGTTTAATCTTAACTAAACCAAACAACTAATAGTCGGTAGGGCTCTTAGCCCTTTGAGCCCTACCGGCCCTAGTAAGTAAAGGAGTAAATAAGTGCCAGCTACATACGTCACCGAGGCAGAGCTAAGAGCTAACCTAGGGATCGAAAATCTTTATAGCTCAGATATCGTAGAGACGTGCTGTCAGGCTGCTCAAGATTTACTTAACCAATTTTTATGGTTTGACTCTGCACCTATCGTAGGTACAGCGCTACAAAATAACGTAGCTACTGTAATGGTCGCTAACCCTGCAATTTTTAGCACGGGCGACTCTGTAACCTTGAGTGGGTGCGGCTCAACCTTTAACGGCACTTACACAATTACGGGCACTATCCCGTGGACAGCTGGCACGACTACTCAGTTTCCATCTATAGCCTTTAACACTCGCTTATTTAATTATCCTAACGGCTACAGCTTTATCCAATTTGCTAAGGTAGCTGCCAATGCTAATTTTACTCGCGTACTACCTTACGGCTCAGCTGTAGGAGCAGATACAAAGACTAACTCTTATGCCACTACCCCGGCCGTACGCGAGGCCGCGATGATCTTGGCTACTGACATTTTCCAAGCTCGCCAAGTCTCACAGACAGGCGGCGTAACGATCGATGGATTTAGCCCAAGCCCCTATCGCCTCGGTAACAGCATGATCGGCAAAATCAGAGGGCTTATTGCCGGATACACAAACCCCGGAACGATGTGCGGATAAATGCCAGCGCCGATTACTACGCTCAGAGCCTCACTAGCTGCCGCTCTAGCTAATCCGAACGTATGGAATACATACAGTTTTCCACCACCGACTATTACGGCTAACTCTGTAATTGTTGCGCCTAACGATCCATACATAACACCTACAAATAATACAAACGTAGGCATCTCACCTATGGCCAATTTTAAGATTATTTTTAATGTGCCTATGCTAGATAATCAAGGCAATTTAGCCGGCATCGAAACCGTAGCCTTGGCCGTGTTTAATAAACTAGCGGCCTCTACGATCGTAATGAATATTGCAGCTATGAGCGCTCCATCTCTACTAGAGGTACAGAGTGGGACACTTTTAACCGCATCTTTTGACATCCAAATACTAACGAGCTGGAGTTAAGCATGAGCCTAACCGACGAGGATATCGCCTTTCTTATCAAGATAGGACAGATTACCGAAGCACCAAAAAAAGAAACTAAAATAAAAGACACACCAACAGATAAGAACGAGGAGTAATAAAATGGCAGTTTATATGTCTAACGGTGTCGTGGTAACTCTTAACTCTGTAGTACTGAGCGATCACGTCACTAGCGCAACGATTAACCGTATTTTTGAGGAGCTGGAAGTTACAGCTATGGGCGACTCATCTAGAAAATATACAAAAGGCCTAGAGACCTCAACCGTGGCTTTAGACTTCCTATCGGATACAGCGGCAGCTAACGTAAACGCTACGCTTCAAGCGGCTTGGGGTACAACAGTACCTCTAACTCTTAAGCAGACAAGCGCAGCTGTCTCAGCAACCAATCCTTTATTTAGCACTACCGTGCTTGTAAATAATACGACCGACATTAACGGCGCCGTGGGCGATATTAGTAGCCAGTCGATCACGTTTACCTGTAACTCACCAATCATCATTACTACTACCTGATAAAAAAGAAAAGGGGCTAACAAATGGCACGACTCAAAATAACAAGGGCTACAGGCGAAGTAAGCGAGCACCAAATATCGCCGCGTATTGAGTACGCCTTTGAGTTGTACGCAAAAAAAGGTTTTCATAAAGCCTTTAGAGATGACGAGAAGCAATCAGATGTGTACTGGTTAGCGTGGGAGTGCTTACGCACAAGCGGCGAAACCGTACCGATGTTTGGGGCAGAGTTTTTAGATACCTTGGCTAAGGTCGAGGTGCTAGACGATCTGCCTTTAGCTTAGGGCGCGGCACCGTAACCTATTTAATAGCTCAGCTGGCAATTAGGTTGCAGGTCGCGCCTCAAGCGATACTCGATTTAGATACCGAGATGTTTAAGATGTTGATACAAGTACTCAACGATCAAGCTAAGGAGTCGGAAAATGCCAGTAAGAATATCCGGCGTACGCGAAACCGTTAAAGCTTTACGTAAGGTTGATCCTGAATTACTTAAAGAGATGAACGCGGAGATCCGCGCCGTAATGGTGCCTCTACGCGATAAGGCTCGAGGCTATGCACCATCTCCTCAGCCCGATAATCTTTACGCGTGGGCCGAGGGCTCATCCGGCGGCAGGATTACAGCTCGTAATTCCTCTTTTAGACAGTTTAATACTGAGGGCCGTTTACGTTTGTTTCCTTTATACGATCACGATCAGGCTGTTAAAGGTATCTATTACTCACAGGCTCCAAGCAAAAAAAACCGTAATGGATGGCAAGCGCTTTACTACGTAGCTAATAAATCAGCTGGCGGATCTATTTACGAAACAGCCGGACGTAAAAATCCCGGAGGAGATCCAAACTCTAGATCTAATAACCCGGGTGCAGGTGCTCACTTTATTAACCGTATGGGGCCTTTGTATGGTGAAAAGCAAGCCGAGCGCGGCCGTATGATTTTTAGAGCGTGGAAAGAGGATAGAGGCAAGGCTCAAGATGCTGTAGTTATGGCAATTAATAAAACTATTGCCGCCTTTAATCAAGGCCGTTACGGCAAGGCTGCATAATGGCACTACCTAATTTAGTCGTCTCGGCTGTAGCTGAGTGGAACGGTAAAGCTTTATCAAAGGCCTCGGGCCAAATTGGTAAGTTTGATAAGACGGTAAAAAATTTAGGCCGTACTTTAGGCGTTACTTTTAGCGCCGCTGCACTATTGGCGTATAGTAAAAAAGCCTTGGCAGCATATGGTGAGCAGATAGCCGAGGCTAAGCGCTTAGATCAGGCTCTACGTAATATTGGCTACTCATATGCCACAGCTGAAACAGAGGGCTATTTAGATTCCATTGAAAAAGCAACAGGTATTAACCGAGATATTTTACAGCCCTCTTTTATCGAATTGGCTCAGATAACTAAATCCACAACTATCGCTCAATCTATGCTTAATACGGCAATGGATGTAAGTGCCGGCACCGGACTCGATTTAGGCTCAGCTACAAAAATCCTTAGCCAAGCTTATGTAGGTAACTACAAGGGACTACAGCAATTAAATCTAGGTTTAACAAAAGCTGAGTTATCTAGTAAATCTTATTTAGAAATTGAAAAGCTAATAGCAACTCAATACGCCGGACAATCTAAAAACGCAGCGGACTCATATCAAGGCTCACTCAATCGCCTTAAGATCGCAGCTGAGCAAGCTAGTGAGCAGATAGGCCAATCTCTCGTATCAGCTCTTAGCATCTCCTCTGGCGGTATCGATAAACTCATTGATAAAGTCGATAGCGCAGCCGACTCTATGTCGGGACTTATCACTAACGTAGCAGTATTAAGTAAAGATTTAGGTGATCTATTTGCCGGGATACCGGGTGCTGGAGTCTTAGACAATATAAAAGGCGCTATAAAAGGTAGGTTAGGCGCTCTTTCTATAGGCCGAGCTCGTGATTTAGTGGATATATTAAAAGGCCGGCAAGGTGGTTTCCCTCAGGGAGTCCCAACCGATATTAAGAATATGCAACTTAATATTGAAAAATCCAAAATGGATAAATTGGCCTTAGCACGTCAAAAAGAATTAATAGCTTTACAGAAAAAAGCCCAGTTAGCCGAAAAGAATAAACTTTCGTTATCTAAGGCAGCTGCCGTATTTGACACTACTCGCATCTCTATTGCCGCTGCACTACAGGCAACCTATGACAAAGAGACACGCTTACGCCTTGAGGCACTTATGGCCATTGAGGAGGAGGATGGCGCTACAGCCCTTGCTCGTATCGGCGAGCTTGCAGCATTTCAGAAAAACGCAGATTTACAAAAACTAGCCGGCGTTAAAACTATTAGCTCTGCAACCTTAGAGGCTATTAACACTCAACTACTTACAGAGTTATCAGCTATTAACTCGAGCAAGATGGCAGAGGCCGATAAAGAGGCCGCGCGGCAACTCGCCTTTACTAAATATAACGCCGCGATTACCGCGGCTGGCACGTTAGCCGATGCAGCAAGCTATAACGAGCGCGTACAAATACAACTTACAGAGATCGCTCGCCTTGCATCTATGAGTAAAACTGATGCAGCGGCTATAACAGCCGCTACCTTATTAGAGACATTCCAAATAAAATCTATTGACACGGTGGCAGCTGCACAAAAGGTCGCCGATGATGCAAGGCTAAAAGCTTTACAAGCCTACATAAATTTACTAGGCACTATTAAAGTACCCGGCTTTACGAGCTCAACGGGTGCAACTATCCCGGGTGGAGATCCTGCCCTAACAGCGGCGCTTGCAGAATTAGCAAAAACTAAGGCCGATGCCGCAGCGGCAGACAAAGCGGCTAAAGATGCAGCCGCAGCCGCTAACGCTGCCAACACCGAAGCCCTAGCCGCATCTGCCGCAGCTGCCGCCAAAATAGCCGCTGATGCCGAGGCTGCTCTTGCCGAAATTGAGGCAGCTCTTAAAGCTGAAATCGATGCACTTACTATAAAAAATGCTGCCGCATCTGCCGAAGCAGCAGCCGCAGCCGCAGCGGCTAACGCTATTTTAGGTGAAAATAATTTATTACCCGGCAGCTTAGGTAGTTTTCAACAGGCAGAGATTAACTCTTTAATTCCGGATGGTAATAACGGTATCGGTGGCCCGGGTGCTTTTGACCAAAATTTTACAATCACTATCAATACAGGTGTCGGAGATCCTGAAGCTATTGCGAGAGCTATTGAGGATCTTCTAAATCAATCTTCATATCGAGGTACCTCTACAAATCGCGGATCAGGGCTGTACATAGAGTGAGTACGTGGCTACCCGAGTGGCGTATTACCGTAGGTACTACCGTTTATGACAATGTACTAACGGTAAATATGGCAACAGGTCGAGACGATATCGATCTTCAATGCAACGCCGGATATGCGCGTATGGAGATCGTCAATACAAATAACTCGGCCTTTGATATTGACGTTACCGATGCTCTTACCCTTGAACTAAAAGATAGCGGTGGTACTTACGTGCCCGTGTTTGGCGGCACCGTTTCAGATTTTGGTATTTCTGTACGCTCTCCTGAGGAATTAGGATTTATAACGATCGGTAATATATTGGCAGTAGGATCCTTAGCTAAATTAACTAAAGCTCTCTTTCCCGATGCCTTGGCCAAGGATACCGATGGAGATCAGATATTCGACATACTTAACGAGCTGCTTATAAATTCATGGTTTGAGGTAGCTCCGGCTTTACAATGGTATAACTACGATCCAACGACTACGTGGGCCAATGCAGAAAACGTAGGACTAGGCGAGATTGATACTCCTGGGCTCTATGAGATGATCGCTCGTAGCGCCGATCCTTTTAGCAGCTATAACCTATGCGCTCAAATTGCACAAAGCGCGTTAGGGCAGATATATGAGGATAAGGCTGGGCGTGTTTGTTATGCCGATACGGATCACCGTACTCAGTATTTGTCAGTTAATGGATATACAACTATCTCAGCTAATTACGCTACTCCCTCTAGTGTCAAATCAATCTTACAGATAGGCAAGATCCGTAATTCGCTTGTATTTAACTATGGCAATAACTACGCCAATCAGGCTACAGACTCAGACCCGGACTCAATCGCTAATTACGGGCGCTATCAGCGGAGCGTTAGCTCTAACCTGCATAACCTTGCCGATGTAAATACCCTTATGACCCGTGAGCTAGGCCTACGCGCCATCCCTCGCAGCCAATTACAGGCCCTTACTTTTAGATTAGATAGCCCGGCTTTACCCGATGCTGAGCGTAATAAACTTATTGATATCTTTTTTGGTGAGCCTGTGGTAATTAACGATCTGCCGATCAATATGTTTAACGGCTCTTTTAACGGCTTTGTCGAGGGCTTTGCTATTAGAGCTACTCCTAACTATGTGGATATAACGCTAACGCTGAGCCCTACAGATTTCTCACTCGTAGCGCCTCAATGGGACACGGTGAGCCCGGCTAACTTAATTTGGACAGGTGTAAACGCTACACTTATATGGGAAAACGCATTT